TGAAGGACGACTAAATGTATAATCATTTCTAATTGTAGATTGTATCTGTTGACGTAATAGCTCACGCCAGTTCATTTTAGGTTCTGTAAGTTCTTTAATAATACGTTGTACTTCTGCAGGAGTATTGCCTGCACCTGCGGCTTGTGCAGAACTTATCATGTTCTCTTTTATTTCATCACGTATCTTTTTCAATTCGTCTTTTGTATATGTAGGACGACCTTCACCTTCGCCACCGTCTTTACTATTGCTTTTATTACCGCCTTTACCTTCAGGCTGTTTTTCCCAATCAATATGTTCATCAAGCAAGTCGCCAAGTGCTTCTAAATATTCTTGGCCTTTTTCTTCTGCCTTTTGAAACAAGTCATCATATACTGCTTCACTCATCCAACCGTCGTATTTAAAGTCCTGATAGCATTGTACAATTTTAACCATTTCACCAATACGGTCACGTACTAGTGTATTGTTTACGATGTAATCACATGCGATATTGTGTAGTACTGGAATACGATCTTCTCTACGTGTCATATGATCGAAAACACAATGTAAAATCTCGTGTGCAATTACAAATTCTATTTCCTTATTGCTCATAGCATTAAAGAATTGTGTATTATAATATAAATGTTTACCGTCTGTAGCGGCAGTAGGACACCAGTCATCACAATTTTTAACAATGAGTCTAGTTGCCATATTACCAAAGAATGGGTGTCTAAGAAGCAAACCAACACGAGCAACAATAATTCTATCAGCTACGTCTATTCGCATCTCAGTAAGTTCTTGTTCTGTAATATCTGGATTAGGTTGAAAACCTTTAGTATCTATGCCCATAATTTGTACTCCTTCAGTGCCTTATTGTTCTTACAGTATACTATATTTAATGTCATAAGTCAACCATAATTGGTAAAATATTGGGCAAGGTCTTACCAGCATAAGCCGTTGCCTTGCCCAATATCACCGTGCCTATTAGGCACTCTGTGCGGCTTGAATATACTTACCAAAACGCTCATGGAACTCATCAAAACACTCTACTTCATCTGGATCGATTGGAAGTGAGTATTGTGTAAGAGCAAGTTTGATACCCATAACTACTAGTTCAGTATCAAAGTTATCCATTGCAAACCTTAAGAAGTTATTAACTTTCGTATCAAACTTCTTATCGTTTTTATCGCAAGCATCTTTAAGTTCATAGCAAAGTGAAACAGTCAAGGAATACATGGCACTGATTTCTTTAGTTTCACAATCCTTAACCTTACCTTCAAGTATGTCAGTAGGGTTAGGAAGTTTTGAAGCAACCTTACGATGCGCCATGAACTTAACGGCAAGTCCTTCGCCGACAGAACCACTTACCAAATCGGTAGTGGTGTTCTCATCATCATCGTCTTCGATAAGCTCGGAAACAAATGACCAAGAACGAGGTGTAGCAAATGAACGACTTGGGCTTCTTGGATCAAAGTCATACAAGTCCTTCTTGCTAAATGTCAAGTAACCAACAACATCTTGGTGTATGTCGTTGTCTATAGCCCACTGGAACCAGTCATCAAAATCAACTGCTAGTTCTAAGTGAACAAATCTGTTTGCTAACGGAGCAGGCATTCTATAAGTAACACCTTTGTCAGCATCTCTATTACCGGCCGCAACAATTAAAACATTGTCTGGTAATTTGTATGCTCCAATACGTCTATTAAGAATAAGTTGGTAAGCGGCCGCTTGTACTGCTGGCGCCGCAGAATTCATTTCGTCTAAGAACAAAACGATATAATCGAATTGTTTAGCAAACTCTTCTGTAGGAAGTTCTTGTGGCGGTGCCCAAGCCATATTATTTTCTGTTGCATTGTAATATGGAATACCTTTAATATCTGTAGGATCCCATAATGATAAACGAATATCAATTAAATGCGAATTTTTAAGTTGTTTAGTAATTTGCCCTACGATATCAGACTTACCAATACCTGGAGGCCCCCAAAGAAACAAAGGACGTTTCTTTTTAAATGCTCGCATAATGCTCTTTTTTGCGCCATTGGGCGAGACAGTACGTAGTGTAGTAGTTTCCATTTTGTATTCCTCTTCTAAGTTTAACAGTGCCATATGCTTATTTCTAAGTATGTATATATTATACGATCATTAACTCTGAAAGTCAACCACTTTTGGATACTTTTTACAGTTTATTTTTTATGTACCATTTAATAGAACCTATGCGACAGACGCTTTAAACATATGATTTTAGCGTCTAAATGGCTCTTAAACTGCGTTTAACGGTTTTCTGGGGTGTTTGTATGTACTAGGATATAAGACTGTTATAAGAGCATTTAATGACGTTCTATTCGTGCCGTTTCATAGCTTTTGTAAGTCCGTACTTGCGTAGATCTCCGCTAAACAAGTGTAGTTCCATACTCTTTTTTTCGTCTGTAACCCATATACTATAACTAGTTAGGTAGTACGGGCATGTAATAAATTGATCCAAGAATATGTAAGTTTGAGTTGTAAATTTAAAATCCCTAGGAAAAGGAATCTCGTACATTTGGATATCTAAGTTTGTACCTAAAAAGTCAAAACCGTCTTCTGTAAGTCTTAGTCCGCCTGTTGATTTGCCTCGAGTGTTCTGCCACCAATCAGACATATACTGTTTTATGTTAGCATCACTTAGTGCAGTGTCAGATTGCTTTAAAAAGACTTTAGTGTATGTTTCTTTCCAGTTCATTCATCTGTAACCAGTTCGCCTGAAGTAAGTTTATATACAGCGAAATCGTTATTTCTAAAAAGGTCGTTTAATTTTTTTGCTAAATTGTGTGCATGTCCTGGATTTGAAAAAGATACCTTTTTGTACTTAGGCCCAGGGTAATTTGTGATTGCGTTTGATGTTTTTAGATTGAATGGAGCGCCTTTATAAAAGACAGCCCAAATAGCGTCTGCTTGCAAAACTTGTTCACACTTATATGATGCTTTGTCAACATTCTCTAAAATTATCGTTGGTTTTGGTCTACTCATATGCGTATCCTCTTTAATTAACTACGCATATATTTATCTTTTTTTAGTAGAAAACTACTACTTTATTAAACAGATTGACTGCTAATTGCTGTAAGTAGGTCTTTAAGTTCTTCTTCGCTAATACACAATACACTTTGTATTTTTCTTGGCTGTGTATATTCTTGTAATAATTTTTCTACTAGTATTGGATAGTGTTGAGGGTCAGTAATACTACCTACACACACATCTTCAGAATCAAATGTAGGCTCAGTAAACACATAAAAGTCAGGTTGATTAAAAAATAATACTAGTATAAACCACTTCACTTCCAGTCACCACCACCGTCCATAGTAACTGTTACAGGTTCATCATCTGCACTAGATTTATTATCAATAATAAGTTTTTCTAGTCTTCCTTGATGGTTTGCCATAACAGTTCCTAAAGCATATACAAGTGCTTTAGCTTGAGTCATTGGAATTTTAATTTCTTTTTGATTAGTAGATTCAGCAGTTTTTACAACTTGTATAAACTGTTGAATTGGTATAGTATTAATTGGTTCGTTTGTTTGCATCAGATAGTTCCTGTCTCATTGTAAACTCAGTTTTGAAAGGTCCTCTATAATCATACTTTTCAAGTGTAACTAGTTTTGGACAAAAACTTCTTACCCAACCTTTATCAAAGTGAATTATATAATAGCCTGCCGCATATAAGCTCTTAGACTTTTTACTCTTTGTAAAGAGTGGTAGTTTCTTTTGTACATTATACATTATGTTGTATGGTGTACTAGACGTCGAAAAACCGTGTATTTCTTTAACAGTATCACTACCATCCGAAATACTTGCTTTATCAAAACTTAGTCCGCCAATAAAACTATTAAATGATTTAATATCAGTAAAATAGTCTGTTCCTGATGAACAACTATACATGTATCTTTTATCTTCTTGTTTTGATAGTGTACCAATACGTTCACCATCTTTTTCTACAATCCAAAATTTGTTCTTTAGGATTGGTTTTGCCTTTATTGTCATTCTTGCCTCCATGTTATGAATACCTCGCATTGAGTGGCTCAGCATATAACTGAACATTGTCTGCAATCCGTTGCATATCGTGTTTAGCACAAAATTTCATTAGACGTAATCCTACTTGTGTAACTTCTTTTGTAACCATGTTGTCTTCAATTACATCGTTAATAATACTTCTAATGTTGCCGGGTTGTGCAGTTAAATCACAAAGGACAACGTTACGTTGATAGTCATCAAGTACTCGATGTTCTACACCTTCGTGATCAGTCCAGCGTTGTAGCATCATGTTATTCCAGTTAAAGCCTTTGTTGTCTTTGTCTTCAAATGCTTCAATAAGACCAACTTTGTTTTTAGTGCCCTTAGTTCTAACACCAGGGAATGCACTAAACACATTGTCACTAGTGTCGCCTCGCATACACTTTTCAAACAACATGAATTCAGGATGAGGAGCAGGTTTTGCTTCTTTAGTTTTTTTATCAATAACAGGTTGCCTTTTCTTGTCGTCAAAGTAACCTTCGTGTGTAATAATTGTATTGCTAACACCGTTGTACTGTTTACAGTTAGGTGCAATCAATTGTGCAAAGTCACCATCAGTACTAATAATAACATGATCATCATTAGGATGTGCTTGTACCCAGCCAGCAATAAGATCATCTGCTTCTAATTGCGGATGTTGCATTACAGTACAGTTAGTCTTTGTAGTTACAAAGTCTTTAAACTCATCAAACATCTCCCAAAACACAGTCTCTTCTTCTTGTTGCGACTCTGTTAATGCGGCACGAGCAACACTACGATTACGTTTGTAAGGCTCGTAATAGTCTTTACGCCAACTACGTCCTTCTAAACAAAACACAACATGACTGCCTTTAAAGTCAGTCCATGCTTTTTTAACACCACCTAATGTAATATGAAAAGCCATACCTACTTTAGTATCAACATCACCACGTACTACGTGCCGAGCTCTAAAGAAAGTATTTGCTGTGTCTACTAGAATATAAGTTGCCATTAGTTTACCTTTTTGTAATTTGTAATAGTATTATAACACCAGATCTGACTTTTGTCAAGCATTATTTTACTTCTGTTTTACCATTATTATCTGCTTTACTGGTACTGATATATCCCATACCTCGAGTAGTTTCTTGGCCATCCTCTTCTAACATCTGTGTAGCGATAGTTCTAAACCATGCATCAACAATATGTTCTGGCTCTTCTCCTGAGTATCCTGCATCAATAAGTTGTTCAATAAACTCATTGTTCCAATCAAGCTCAAAGAAACCGTTCTTAATGTTATCTGGATTAACTTGTGTATCTAGTACTGCTACCCAAGGCTTCTTATCTTTAGTTGCTTGTGCTTTTTCTTTTTCAAGAATAGCTCTACGTTGTTCTTCTGGAGAAAGGATTAATGCCTTCTCTGCATCAGTTTTCATACCTAATGTTTTTTTAATTTTATCCATTGCTTTCATATATTACCATCCTGCCTTTCTTATTCTATCTTCGTTAATAGGAGCCTTCATAGCTTTCTCAAGTTGTTCATTTGTTTCTTGCTTAATTGCATGTAATGCATCAAGTTCCCCAAGCATTTCCGAAGAGTGATATGTGTAGTCTTGGGGTAAATCGCCATCCTCTTTCCATACACGCTTCTGCAACTTCTTTGACGTTAAGGACATACTCTTCCGAGCGTCCTCCCAACGGCATAAGATATACCGGACACTCGATCCCGGCGCTCCTATACTCTTGAACAGCTCGAGTAACTTCGTCAAAATCGTCTTGAGTAGCGACAACAAACTTAAGATAAATGTCACTACCGTCAACAAGCTGATACTCACGAGCCACGTCAGGTTTAATAGCAGTATCCCAAGGTTCTCCGCTAACACTAAGTTTAGGGGAACATGACCACGTAACTGTAATTCTGTCATTGTCTGTGAGATAGTTGAAGAGATCTTGATGTAGATGTTGTGTAGTGTTTGTTTCAAATGTGACATTTTTTAAATCCTTCATTCTAGGGTGTTCAAATAATTCGACGTATAATCGTTGCCACGCCAACAACGGCTCGCCACCAGTCATAATCAAGTGTATGTCTTGACCATTGTCCATTGTCCACTTACCTTCTGGAGTAAGTGATAGCAAATGTTCGACTACTTCATCTACAGTTGCTTGTTTATTAAAGTGCTTAAATTCCGGATAGATACTTGCATAAGTATCACAGCCTGTATGTATAATAGGCAAGTCATTAAACTCTTTTGTTCTAGCAATAATACCATCGTCAAGCAAGTCTTTTACTTCTTGATTATGAATAATGCCTTGCTTTTGCTTTTCGTCACGCATTGCTTCACCAGTTAAGCCAAAGTTCATGCAACGAAAGTTACAACCAAATGTACGTAGAAACACACTAGGTACTCCTACAAATTTGCCTTCGCCTTGTACACTATAAAATGCTTCGCTATATCTTAATTTCATATTAGGCTCCACATGCAAATTGTTGTTGCAATTTAATATTATCCATAAACTCTTTTTTGGTAGCCGCATCGTCTTTAAATGCACCTTTGAGAACAGTTGTTTGTGTAAGACTACTATGTGCTTTTACACCTCTGTTTTCAACACAACCATGTGTTGCTTGTATATAAACACCTAAGTGTTCTGCACCTGTTGCCTTTTGAATCTCTCTAACAATATCGTTAGCAAGTTCTTCTTGCAACGTACCACGTTCAGCACACCATTGTGCAATACGTGTATACTTAGACAAGCCAATTAGTTTGTCTGCGGCAATAATACCAATGTATGCAACGCCTTTAACAATCTGGTGATGATGTGAACACATACTTGTAAGTTCACTTCTAACAACAAGCATACCTTCGTAACGTGATGCACTGTCATTTGGAAATGCCGTTGCCGCAGGCATTGGATCATAACGTCCAGTCATTAGCTCATTAATATACATCTTTGCAAGACGTTTACCAGTTCCCATACTGTTAGGATCATTATATCTGTCAATTAAAAGTTTATCTAATACGTTTTCAAAAGCAGTTGCCGCTTCTTCAATTAGTTCTTCTTTGTCGCCCTCTTGTAGGACTTGACTAATGTTATCTCCAGCCCAGTATCTAATACCTGCTTCTTCTAACTTAGTTTTAATTTCTTCACTTTTACTCATTTAGTTCTCCGATGTTTAGGCAGTGGATTGCCAATATTATATATATTATACACATTATTTAGGTCTGTGTCAACCTTTTTCTTTCAAATATGTAAGATAGTCTGTGGCAATTAACTCGTGTATATGCTTTGTATAATGCTCGCCATCCAATCTATGTTCATCTGTTTCTATATTAATTGCTTTTGCTAATTGCAAATACCCTTCTGCAGATGACTTTGCTTTTGTACCTGTTTGCCAATCTCCGTAAAGTTCAACATTATTAGGAACAAATACTCTGTTGTTTATAGTCCATTGATACCATTTAATATTTCTTCTAGCACACATGGTATCAATTGCTAATAAGTCTAAGCAATAATCTTTATATTGCAAAGGTGTTACTAACTCGTGCCATAACTTTGTATAGATATACTTTTCATGGAATGGTTGAAAGTCTGCTTTAACTTGCATATCATCAAACGCAAACCCTTTAAAGTCCTCGTAATTTTCTTGACGAACTTGATCAATCATTTCAATATAGTTTTCAGTTACACGATGATCTGTATATCTTTGTATCTTTTTGTCTTTTGGTTGATCGTTATCTAAAAATAAATCTACATTTGTATCTTCACCAACATCTAAGTTACGTGAACATGCAAGTAAGAATCTATTCCAATAAGTTGACTGTATAAAAACTTCGTCAATATCGTCATAACGATCAAGCATTGATTTTAACCAGGCAGGATATTTCCTATTACACCCGCCTGGTTGGCTGTATATTACAACCTCTTTATTATTTTCTTCGGCGTAAATCTCTGCATAGTTATTGTCTTGCCATGCTGATATTGTATCACCAACTTCTAAATAACCGTGGGCGTGACTATCGCCAATGAAAAGTGTTCTAGACATTGAAGTATTTGTCCAGCATTTCGAGTCTGTCGTGCGCCGCCGCCATCTTATCAAGTTCTTTTTGAACAGTTTCGATGATATCAGAATGTTCTCCAATACCTACAACCTTACTCATATAAACTTCGATGTTAGCTTTGTGCAATTCAACTTCCGCTTCTGCGTGTTTCCTTGCCGCACTAATCATGATTTCTCTCAACATAAGTCTCCTTTCTTCTCTTTGTAGTTACCCATCTCAGGGATTACGTGTCTTACGCCGCCGCGTGGATTATCCATGTCGCCTTTGCGCCTAGGAATTAAATGAACGTGTGGATAAGGAACAGATTGCCCTGCCGCTTCTCCAACGTTTTGACCAATATTAAACGCATCACAGTATCCGCGTTCAACCCAATCATAGCCCCATTTATATGCGGCTTCAAAACATGCTGTTAAGCTCTTCCAGTTTTCTTGTTTAGGAACAAAAAGAACGTGTCCTTCTGTAACTGGATAACCGTCTTTGTATACTGTAAATTCTTTAGTGTTGACTAATACATCAGTCCACGGAGTATCTTTAAAATCCATAATTAAATGCCACCATTATACGTTCTTTGTCTACCATTTGTTGTTCAACTTTATGATGCAAATGACTTGGAAAAATAATTAAACTTCCTGTTATTGCCGCACAAGTTACGTTAGGAGAATTTGCTTCATTTAGTTCTGAAACATTTACTCTTGGCCAGTTGGCCTTCATGTTAGGATTAACTAAAGTTAGTCCTGGATGATCTTGATCTGCTTGAATGTAGTATACTCCACTCCATGTGTCTGGAAGATGATTATGTTCTTCGTGGTAAGTGTATCTACGGTTAATACTAAACCAACTGCTTTTAAGTGAAGGTTTATGTTGTAGTTTAGTTTCGTTATGACACTCTTGTACACATGCATCAATAAAGTTTTTTAAATCTTCAAACAATGGATTTTCTAAAATATTTTCGTTACCGTATGAGGTGTATCCGTTAGCAGTATATCTTATAGGAGATGCATCAGTTTTTTCTTTTGCTAACAGTTCTGGAACTACAGACTTCTGTAGTTCTTGAGCCTTATCATATGAACCTCTAAATACTTGTGTTGGAAAGATAAACTGCTTTTCAATCATTAATATTCTCCTACATTTTCCCAAGGATAAACTAACCAAACATCTTCTTCTGCTTTGTTTACTTCATGACATGTATATGATATCTTACTATTAAATTCGCTTGCTAAATTATCTGTTAGTGTAGCAAAGCGAACATTGTTACCAAATATATTATTCCATCTTAGATGATCAGGTAAGCAACCTGATTTCCAGTCGTTCATAATCCAATTAAATGTAGCACCAGTATCGTTGATGTCATCTACAATAAGTATTTTGTTTTCTAATGGACCTGCTGTTACTAGTGTACCGTCGTTATATCCAAACGCATCTTCTGCCATCCATAACATACTATCGCCAGTTTTTCCTGACTCTCCATCACGCAAACTTACTTTTAATGCTTCGCAACGTATGCCTGTAATGTTACTAATAATAGTAGCAGGAACATTGCCACCGCGTGTAATACCTACAATGTAATCAGGACGCCAATTGTCCTTGTACATTTGATTCACAATACTAACGCACATTTTTTCTACGTCAGCCCAACTATAATAATGTTTCTTAATCATGATATCCATCGTCCTCGTCTAGTAATTGAATTTTTCTTTTTTCAACATGCTCTGTAACAGCCCAACTTGGAACTTCTGGGCAAGCGTCTTTAATTTCTTGTTCTGTATAAGTTTCAGGTTGTCTAATGCCATACTTGTTAAATTGTTCAGTAGCCCATTCAGTTAGGTCTTGTCTTGTGTTAAACATTTTTTAAATAATCCTTATTGTCAATCCATTTACCGTTTTTAACAAAGCCCCAGCTTTGTGCCTTTTTACCCATGAAGAACAAACTCCAACATGGAATATTATTACCATCTTCGTCTTTAGCAAGTTCTAACCAATGTAAATCTTTTGCTGAACGAAAACGTATGCTACCTGGACCACGCCAAAACTTACCTTCTGGAGTATGCTCCCAATAGCCGCCTTTAATAATAAATGCTCCCCAACTCCACGGATGATCATGTAGTGTAGGTTCGTCACTTACTAAAACTTTGTGTAGTGTAACATTGAAAGGAAAGTTTTTTCTGTCCTTTAAAAAAACATACCACCGTACTAAGTAAGGTACTTTTCCGCTTCTGTCTGTAATTACACGTTTACGATTTTTAAAAAAACTAATCACTTTATGTTTCTTTCTTTTAACTTGCCTTCGTAGTCTTGCACTGTCATTTTATAGATTAATTTAAACTGCTCATAAACTTTGTTTAAAGCAGGATACTGTTCACACATTGATTCAACACGTGAAAGTTCTGGCATCGAATGTACAAAGTCTTGCAAGGCAAATGTATCTGGCACATTATATGTAAACTCTGATCCTGTGTCAGTTATATTAGAAAATGTTACTGAATCATCATAATCAATACCACCAACGGTTACTGTAGTAGTAGGATGAGTAGCTGTACTAATATGCCCGCCTACAGTTGAACCATCTGAATAAGTTATTTCGTAATCGTCACCCATTGCTAACCTCCTTGTACAATGCTTCACCACTAAAGAAAGATCTTTTTAAGTTGTATAATTGTGTATTCATTGGAATTTTATAACTGTTATAATTTTCCATGTAGTCAATTACTTTTTCAACAAGTTGCGGTTTAAACTTCTTGTACTGTGCAAAGTTTTTAGTCCAAATACTTGGATACTTAAATGGCTGATCAGCCATTTCACTGTAGCTTAATCTATCAGGCATCATAGGAATACAATCTACTAGTAAACCTTCGTACCAACTAATGCCAAGTGTTTCTTGTAAGTTAGCACTAAACACCATCTTAGCTCTACCTAATAAGTTATGATAATCATTCTTTGTAAGTTCACGTTCTTGGCAAACAATAAACTCATATTGCGGAAGAGAAGATTTAAGATCGTTAAAAATATCTACTTGCTTCTCCGGTGCAACTCTATGTGGGAACAAAATAATATCTTCTTTAGGCATATTCTTGTAACTATCTAAACTAGTAGCCAAATATTCCATAGGCCAACCAACACGTTTAATTTTATCTTCATTTACTTGTCGAAACTCTTTAGGATTATCTTTGTTCTTAAATGTTTGTAAAAACAAATCAATATGAAACTGTGTAGCAAAAAAGTTATGATCATAACAATCAAACATACTACGTTCAGCATTCCTTACCCAAGGTTTATCACCAATAAGTCTACCTAAAAAATCTTGCGGATCATAACTACCTGCATGCCACAAACCACCAATGCGAATGTCAACACCCAATAGTTCTGCCATGTAACGAAGTTGTATAACTGTAGGATTCCAGGCGTCTGTGTATAGGAAATAGTCACCATCGGCTACTTGTCCTTTGCAGAACATCTCACCGATAGTTTCTAATTGTTTACTTTTGTAAACGTTAGTCCCACCAAAGTTAAGAAAAGCCCCAGGCGTAGTTGCCTGAGGAGCCTCTCCTCCACTAATAACTTCAATATCTATATTTGTAGCTCGTTGCAGTTGCTTAGGAAGATATTCCTTCCACTGCTTAGTATAACGTGTATCTACTGCTTCAATGTCTACAATATAGATTGTCATTAGTTTCTCCTATTACTTTGATAACGTCCTTGCCCGTTACCTTTATTAAATTTACGTTTACCGCCTGAACGGAATCTGCTGTAAGCCTGCCAAGCACGACTTGCATTATTATATAGATTCTTTTCATCCCATGTATAGCCGTCATGACCGTACAAGTAAGCAGTTGCACAGAACGCCTTAAATCGTTCCATGTCATCAAAGATCCGTACGATCTCTGGATGTGTTGCAAAATATTGACCCTGGGTATAAGCCATTTGTTATCTCCTTTAATAGCTAGGGTATGTAATGTGGGCACCGTTCTCTCCGTCTTCGGAGATTTCGATGTGGACTTCACGTCCGGTGTATTTTGTTGTGATCTGTTCATACAAATCATCTGACATCATTTCACATGACTTGTAGTCAAGTTCTAATGTTTTTTCTGCGTAAAGTTTCTCCATCCAACGTTTAAATTGTATAAACTCGATATCTCTGTCGTTGTGTGTAACAGTAATACCTACTCTAAAATGAAATATGTGTCTATGTGGATAGCCCAAAAAGCTAACATCATATTCATCACCCGTTGCAAGACTAGGATCATCTAGTGCCGCAGGATACTTGTGGATACCTTCTTTCTTAAAAGTAACCCATATCATTCGCTTTGCAGTTTGCATTGCGTTTTCTTTGCCTTGTTCCATATTTGCCTCTTTCATTCTGCGACTCATATAGTCGCTATAACGTTCTTGTACCATTTAATTATACTACCTTTATTCATCAATGTCAATAGATATTGGCGAATCATTTTCATATTTCTCCCAAGATGTAAACTTTTCTCTTGGTTGCAAATCTCTAGCATAATGTACCCAAACACCTGCATTTGATGCTTTAAAGTCTTTGTCGTCAATTTTAATACATGCATTATAGTTAAGTTGATCAATATGGGGTAACTTTACACTAATCATACTAATAAACTTATCGTTTTCATTATAGCCAGATTCTAATACAAATTCGTGATATTTAACATCATAGTCTAGTGTAACCCAAATACCTAATTTTAGTAATTCTGTAATTAGTTTATCCCAGTCTGTTTGTTCTTTTTTAGTACCAAAGGGAAGTGTAATATTAAAACTGTGATTAGCACCTAAGTAGACATGTTCGATTGCTTCTTTTTGTACTCTATCAATTACTTCTTTAGGATCTTGAGCACCTACAACAAACAAAGTATGTTCACCATGTACTGGAGTTTTTTCAACTTCAAAGCCTGTAAAGTATACAACATCATCTTTGACGCCATTGTTATAATCTCTATTCATCTTTGTCTATCTGATCCTTTACAGCAAGTTTTTGTTTCTTTAGGTTAATAAGATGTGCTTTGTGATTGTACGAACGATCATTTGCACGTTCTTTTTCTACATCTTCGACTTTCTCATGCAAATATTCATGCAGACCTTCTAGTCGTTTTGCTTTCTTACTAAGTCTTCCAGTTGCCATCTTTATACCTCCTCAAATAAGTTTCCAAATCCTGTATTTGCATTTACAGTTTTTTTACCAGTTGCTCCTCTAGTGCCAATTATTGACATCCAGAATTTACTATATTCTTCTATGATCGCGTTTGCTTCGTCTCTGTTTGGAGTTGCAAATATTGCTTCCACAACATCTCTAAAATATAGCCTGTCGAATTGTTCCTCCACAAGCATTGCCGGAACACTTCCACTGTCGTATTGTCTGTTTGCTTCTTGTACTGCATTAATGTGACTCCAAACGTTATGACCCATTTGTATAGCATAGCTAAAACTATCCCAACTAGTTGAATCTCTTTTACGAACTTGCTCGTTACCTTGTTCGTCAAGGATAGGAGCACCATGTTTATCTCGATCAATTTCGCCTTTAAGTATCTTAGGCCCACCAACTTTATTAACATCACCAGGAGCATATATACAAACATCATTTACTTTAATGTTTTCAGTTAACGGACTGTTGGTAAAGTTTTTAAAGATACCATCTGCTAGTACACCATCTCTAAAGTTACGTGTGTCAGTAGCATACTTCAATTCATCAATACTAGGAACCATTCTATAGACCCATTTAGTTCTATCTTTAGTTTCTGTTTGAATATAAATTTGTCCATTAGCAGTTGCTAAGAAAGGACTAGCACAATCAAATGTAATTGTAAAGTTTGGATTATGATACTTACGTACTGCTCTTTGTATGTCTGTAAGCAATGTAGCCCACTCTAACTTTGACGTTCCTAAGAAGTGCATAAAGTCATGTAACCCTTGCTCAAGTAAACCGTCAAACCGTAATGCAACAATACGTTTAAGAACTAAGTGAATATCACACATATTCTGTCCACCCATTGACCATCCGTTAAAGTGTGTGTCAGGATACTTAGTAGGATCGCAATAGTCTTTCATCTGCTGATACCAGTCTTCTGCATCAGCATGATTCTCGCCTTGTAGTACATTCAAAAACTTACAATTACCGTTTCTGTGTTTCATAAAGTAGTCATTGTTAATACGTGTAGCATCAACTGCTTCTTGATATGTACTAATACCTGTTGCCTTTACACCAGCAGGTGAACGTGCTACCCAGGCTGGAATATCTAAGATCATACCATAGTCCATATAAGCATCCATCCACGCAAGAACCTGTTCACGTTTCTTTTGTGCTTTGGGACACTTAGGATCTTTCCAGTCACCTTCCCAAACACCTTTACCAATTTGGAAACCACCTGAGTCACCTAACATCCAACTGTTGCTACGATCTCTATCACGGACCATATCTTCTTTTGGAGAGTCTTTGTTAACGTCTAACTCGGCATGTCCTGCTGAATATAAACTCCAATGATAGTTAAACAATCCTTCTTTTTTGTTTAACCAATTCATACTTTCCATGTTAGGATATGGAATACGACTTTGTTCAACATATTCTTCACGTCTTTGTTTACCAATAAAGGTAGCATAGAATCCGCTTAAAGCTGGAAGAAAGATTGCATAGTCTTTTTGTTCTGTTGTTAAGTCAGTATTCAACTTTTTCTCCTACTTAGATTGTGCTGGTAGTATGTAACTATAAGTACCTAAACCGCTATCAACAGTAATTTGCATTGCACCTTGGTCACTCAAACTCATTGTTGCTTGTCCGTCTAAGTTTAGAATAGCTTGTACTTGTGCTACTGGATATGTCCATGGATGTTTCATTGTGCTTGTAACGCCTGTTTCAAATACAAATTTACCTGCGTGTGTATTTGCATCACCAAAGTAAAACAGTACATCATTAACGCCACCAGTTTCTTCAACTTTAATTGTAAATGTTGTTTCTTCTGAATGTGCCGCACTTTGCAGTTTCATTCTTGTAATGGCCGCCAACGATGGAGTAAATTCTACATCCCATGATGCACCTTTAAATTTCACACTTTTAAGTTTTTCATTAATAATTTCTGTTGACATAAAACGGAAATCATTTTGGAAATCACCTGCTTCATTTTCAAAGTGAATACCAGTTGGAATAGTTACACCATTACGATCTTGTTCAGTAATAGTAAGTTTGCTATTCTTTTGATACTCTGGATTCTTTAAATGCAATGCAAGTTTATCTAAGTTAGGCATACCAAAAATGTTTGCACCAAACTCTGCTACTTTTTCTTTTGTGTTTGCTGACAAAATCACACTACGATCTTCTGCCATTGATTCAACAGTGGTACCATTATCACCACCTGTTACTTTCACTAAACTTAAAAAGCCTAGCGAATGTGTCTTTGCTACTACGTCTTGTAAAATATCTTTCATGTTATTCTCCTATGTTCCTTTTATTATACTATATTTTGTTGATAAAGTCAACTACTTTTTACTCTTTTTCTTAGATCACTGCTCGAAAAACGGTGCTCTCTTTTGTTAAAAAACAGTTCAATCCCTCGTTTAGCACATATAGCTCTACCAGTAAACTTGCCGTTTTTGTATTCTTCACCCAAAATCCTTACATCAATATGAAGCATATTTAAAATATCTTCTAAGTCTATTTCTGTTTGATATGGGACTATTTCATCAACGTACTTGACTGCACTAAGTTGTGTATATCTTTCTACTATAGTTTGTACGGGTGAATTCTTTTCTGGACGATCGAGACTTGGATCAATTTGTAAGCCACAAATTAAGTAGTCACATTGTTCTTTTGCATCTCTCAGCATTTGTATATGACCTGCGTGGAGCAGATCAAATGTACTACATGTGAAGCCTATTCTCATTTCTTAAAGCCTTGCTCTTTTAAAAATCCATCTACTGTATATTTAGGTTTAAAGCCTAACTTATCCATTAAATGTGTGTTTGCCTGTGTTTTTTGTCTTTCGCCAATAGTATTTAACTTTACTGGTAAGTCTGGCCTTATATCTTGGATCCGTACACATTCTCCAGTACCAATGTCTATATTTCCAGTAAGGTCTTTGTCCATTAACAAGATTATACCATCTGTTAAATCTTCTAAGTGAATAAAATCTCTTTGATGATTAGTAGTATATTCTAGTGTATTGTTAAGTAGTTTGTCAAAAAACATTTTAGCTCTTGGACTTTCACTGTATACTGTATGAAAACGCATAAACACTACATTAGGGTGCGGAATTTTTTCAATTACATGCTTGCTTGCGGCATACGGATTAAGATGCGGTTCATATTGACTGCTTGATCCTGCTACTAATACTCGAACAGTATCGTAGAACTCAAGTATACGCTTTGTACCTTCTACATTATTATTCCAATACCTTGCTGGGTCTGCGAGACTTTCTCTAACGCCTCCAATACCTGCTAAATGTATTACAAAATCAGCCTTAGGTAATTCTGCTGTAAGTATGTCTGTACCTTCTTTAACATCAATACCAACTATTTCATGTTTTAGTTCTTTGAGTTTTTCGCAAAGTCTAGTTCCGATGAATCCTTTATGTCCTGTTACTAATACTTTCATGTTTCTTTCCTTTTGTTCTTATTGCTTTTTACAGCCGTTGATAATACTGGTAAGGTGGCACCAACTACATTTGCTGAATAAAGCAATGCTTCTGTATCTTTTGGAAAACATGCTCCTCCAAAACCTCTGTCACCATCTGGACCAGGGACTTGCATATGACTATGTGTAATCCTTTTGTCCTCTCCTACCAGTGCTTTAACTTGGTTATAATCTATTCCTGCTGATTCGCATAGATCAAATACCTCGTTAAAGAAAGCAACCTTAGTTGCTAAAAAACTATTACGTAAATACTTTGTTAAAATTAGTTCTTCTATTGTAGCATAGATTGGATTAAAACCTTTAGCTAATATAAACACATCATTCCAAAACTCTACATTACCACCACCGAATAACATTGTAGTTTGATTCTTAAAGTCTTCGTTTGCATTTGCGGCAGTTAAAAATTCTGGACTAAATGTAATTTCTTTGTTCTGTGGTTGTAAGTCTTTGCGCCATCCTTCTAAACTAATTGTACTTTTAATTAAAATAGGCTTATCACTTGGACATTCTTTAACTACAGTTTCAACAATAGTCATATTACATGCTCCTGTAACTGTAGCCGGAGTTGGTACACAAACAATATAACCGTCACTGTCGTTATCAATAACGTTATCTGTATACTCAGGATCGACAATTTTTACTACGTGAAAGTCTTTGAGTACTTCGTATACAGCCTTGCCTACAAACCCATAACCAATTAAAGTTAGATTCATTTATTCTCCTTTTTTGCTTGTAATTTAGGATGAAGTGTTTTATCATTAAAGATGTCTCCGGCCATTGCTTGTATTTGTTCTACAAGATGTGTAACCATTATATCATCGTATTTTGCACCTGGGGCTTGCCCGTACTTTATTCTGTGTGCCTGCACAGCAATTCCATGCATTGCACTAACCTTATCCATTAGTTGTTGTATTGTATGTTGCATTATTCACCTCCAAAGTCAAACAAACTATTGAACGTATTGTTCTGTTTGGTGTCTTCTAAGTCATAATTTAGAACACCTATTAAGTTATCTAGTTTGTTATCAATAATAGTTGATTCCATAGCATCACCGTCAAATGGTAGTTCTTTAAACCAATCAGGGATACGTAATTCGTCTGTAGGATACGCTACACTTGTATAACCTAGCGGATTCTGTTTAAGTTTGCAAACAATAACTTTCATTCCGTCAACAATCTCTTGCGAATACTTGTCGCCATTCATACGTTTTAGTGTATTCCAATTAATACTTGCTCTAACATGCCCAGGCATGTTAGCTTTGCCTTGTTTTTCTTCAAGACGTTGGTAATGTCCAACTTTGTTTGCACGTTTAGGTGCACCTTTTTCGTATCCAGGACGTAGTTTGAACTCTTTACGGAATTCTGTAATACGATCTAATACTTTTCTTTCTTCAACATCAGTAAGTACCATTAGTAATAGTTCACTTAGGAACTCTTGCATAAACACAGGTGTATCTGACCTACGCAAGTCTAATCCCATTGCTTTTACTTTACCTGGCTTGCCATCTGTGTCTGTTCTAAAGCCTTCATTATCAATAACTAGTGCCGCATAACGTTTTTTAGTAATATATAATCCGCTTTTTGCAACAATTTCTCTACCTGCCGCAATAACGTCCGACCTACTCTTTGGACAATGAAATGCTGTCTGCATAAAGTCAACGAATGTGCTATCTACTGCTTCACTTACTTGATCGTAAAGTTTAATAGCGTTCTCTGTACTCCAAGGTATTTCACCTTTGTCGATACCTTCTTTAAGCATAGGGTACGCACTAAAGTAACAGGAGTCAGTATCGCCGTAAATCATTGCATCACCTACGTGATCGTATGTACCAGTAATAACTTTGTTTGCTTCTGCACTCATGTGCTTAACAATAGTACGACCCGACAATGTAGTTGACTGCCCAATACGTTTATCAAAGAATCTACAACCTGGATTAAGAATAGCACCATACAAACTGTTCAAGTTAATCTTCTTAACCAACTGTCGCTTATCCCAATACTCGATTTCAGTAGCATTGCCAGCATCTTTTGCTTTCTTCAACATTGCTTGTAGTTCTTTACGTTCACTGTACCAACGTTTAAGTAGTCCAGGAATAACACCTTCGTGTTCTGTTGTAAAGATTGTACCATTTGAACTAAGCATCCAAGGTTGATTGCTATCAAAGATTAGTTTATATATCTCAGCACCACTTAGTATATCACTTCCACCATTTTCCCAATCAACTGTAAGTGCAATGTCACGTTTCTGTTCCATTACTGCTTCGTATTCTTCTGTTGAAAAACGTCCTTCCCAACTACCTGCAAATGATTTCTTCTTTAGGCCCATGTCTTCTTTTACACGAGCGTCACTAATGTCTGGACGTATTTGTCCTATAACAGTAGCAGGGTCCATATTCAATGCACGAATCACACTAGGATATAGACTGTTTAAATCCATTGATGCAATCCATTTGTGCAATCCTTTTTTAGGAAACGCAACATATGCACCTGCCGCTTGTGTGTTTTCCTCATCACGATGTGGACGATTAGGAACTTGGAAGCCTCGTCTATGTGCTTCGTTAACAATAGCTTGTTCTGTAACTGCAACAGCACCCATTGTAGTTTGTAGAAGCACTGTATTACTGTGTGCTAGTTCGTTACTTAGATCAATAAAGCGTAGCTTCTTGTCTAATTTGTCAAGTAGTGCAGTATCTTGTATGTTATATTCAATAAACTTTCTAAAGTCATTGTTATATAATTGATCAAGTGTGCCTTCGTATGCAACTTTATTTTCGCCTACTTCAATTTCACCAATGGCGTCTAGTCGATATGTATGACGCTCTTCATAAGTGTACTTACGATACAAGTTCAAACTATCTAAGTGTACACGACCAACTAGGTCAAATGTTTGACTTAACTTGCCATACTTTTCGTATTCACGTTTCTTAGGAAGTTGTCCCCACAAACAAAAACGTCTTGTGTCGTCTTTGCTTAGTACACGACTAGTTCTGTTTACAGTATACGGAATATCATATCCTTCACTGTTCCAACCTGACAAAATATCAGCATCTTCAATTAGTGTTAAGAAAGTATCAATCATTTCACTTTCTTTTTCAAACAGCATTACATTGTCAATGCCTTCAAGTTCTGATTTTGCTTCTTCCATAGTAAGTGT